TCCCCTGTATCTGGCCTATCCCCAATCGCTCCCCATCCGGCCATTGAGTTTATCAATGACGCGAGTGCCTTGTCGTTGACCGCTACTGTTATGCCTGCAGCCATAATTCCTCCTTATTCAAAGGGCAAACCCACCCAAGCACCGTTTTGCTCCTGATACAATATTTTAGTGTCTGTCGTATAATAAAAAGACCCAGCCGTCACGTCCCCTGTGTCTGGGATGTTGGCAGCTAAACCCCATTGGAATATCGTATTTATGTCTGATGCCAGTGGCCGTTCATTTGCTGCCAATGTCTTTCCTACTGCCATATTCCCTCCTTATCCGATAGTTAGGATATATGAAATCGTAATATCGTATAGAGCTACAGAATTGTCAAAACTAACTAACCACCTTGAAAACATAACACCCGAATCTTTCACTGCATTAGCATCGTGCCCAAACATACCAGCCTCCCTAATAAAGAGTGTAGATAAAGCCGCTACAAAGAATGTGGATAAAGTGATAACGTTGGCGAGTCTTGTCTTATAAGTGATTGCGAGCCTCATTGCTGCTCCACCTGGTCCTGTTCCACCTTCATCTACCAACTTGATTTGGTCTGTTGCTGGAGCGGTGTCATCATCACCCAAAGCGCAGTAAGTTATGCCGTTATCGTAACCCGCCACGTCAATGAGTATATCGCCTATTTGTGCTTTGCCCACGGCCATTATGAGATTCTTGCCCTCTTTAACAATAACTTCGCTTGTCTTAATATGCTTGGCAGTCAATCTCCATTGACCGTATAGCTTCAATCCCTCATGCTTTTCTAATTCCATATTTACCCCCATTGGGACTTTATCCATAAGTAAAGAAATCCCAATACGCTTCTCGTAACCCTACGCCATTTGTCTTTGGAGCCCAGCAATACTGGCCTTTGAGTTGTTGCCAAGAAGTTGGAGCTTCAACTAGAACTAAGGGCTCTTTCTGTTGCAGGAGCACGAGAAGTCTTTCGTCTCCAATACGGATTGCTGCCGTTTGCTTCTGTAACATTGCAGAAAAGAATCTAGTCCAACTCCCTATTACCGGACCAACGACAGCAGTAATATCATAGATAACAAGATTGCCGTGGGACGTCATTACGACAGATTCGATTAGCATTTCAGTGTTATTGAGACCCAGCAAGGGATAGTTTATTACTTGAAGTTGTCCGGGTCTTATCCCGCTATCAGTAGTTGGATAATGGAACTTTGCGGCATCGCGGCAATAGTCGGTAAGTTTGGACCTTGCCGATTCCTGAGAGGAAGCCCCAGACTCGTGAGACTCATAAGCAATGGCATCTACAATCCCGGTTCCACCTTCTATCGCCGCCCGTGCAATCTGAGCACCTTCGTCTTTGGCTAGTGTAATCAAGGGGTATTGCCCATAATACTTAAATTGAATTGCCACGGCACCCGCTGGCGCAACTTCGGCTAAAATTACACTATCGCCTTTACTCCAATAGTAATCTTTACCAGTTTCAAGCCCTTTGATGCCAACGGTTTTTGCAGGGAGACCAGGTGGGGTTTCAACAATTGTTGGCTCCTTCGCCAAGGGATAACCCATAATGAAGATATAAGTTGTGCCATCCCCTGTCCTATTCTCAGTTTGTAAGGTAGTAAGACCCATTCCCCCTCTTATGTATTGGTAGTTGCGATATAAAGGGTTGCCTTCAGACAATGTCGCCTTACTTCCGGCTGGCTTGGGAGTTGCCACGCTCCAGTTCCACGGTGCCAAGTAAGTAGTTCTATCTACAAAGTAAAGGTCTTTATTCTCATCTATAAACCAGGTAAAGCCAGCCATTTCTGCTAAGGCATCAAAAGCCTCAGCAACTGTAACATAATTAAAAACTGCTTCAGGTATTTCAGGCCCGGTTTGTATTGACCCAATACCAACTCCTTCGGCGACAAGATAGTTAGTATGAATATCAGTAACAATAGCCCCGGCATCTGTAGTAGTGTAAGCCGCAACGACCAAACGCTTGTCAACCAGATAATGCCAATCCATACAGCGTATAGGATGATACAAGCCTCCGCCTGGAGCCATGGCAACCTTATCGGAGGTATCTATCACGCCGCCAAAAATCAGCGTGTCGGCGGCATCATATAAGGCCACCGGTTGACCTCTCTGGTAGCTTGCTGTTCCCAATGAATCTATCACAGTGAATTCAGCCGTGCTACGCTCCTCTATTCGCTGGTCAACTAATGGCGAACCTTTCACTAACTCAAGCGTTACGCCGCCTATAATGGCATACATCAGAGCTTCACTCCCCTAAGCCTCAATTCACCAACGGCATACGGCATCACAGTTCTAGCCATCTGCCTGCCATCAACTTCATAAATAATAGTCATCATTTGGCCCGGCATACCCCTTCCAAGGGGAACTACTGCCTCTGGGCCCTTCTCACCCAGCATTGCCAGGGTTGGTTTTGTTATAATGCCCCCCCCTGCATAGCCAGGTATGCCTAAACTTCTACCCAGTGCCTTTTGCTGGGCGAACTGGGCAGCAGTTATGACTCCCATACCGGCATAAGTCATAAATGCAGCAGCCGCTGAACCCCGTAGGCTTCCTGTTAGCCTTTCATTTGCCTTCCTTAATTCCTCCGTTGATTTGGTGGTATTGTCCAATCCCGCATCGTATAATTCCAATGCCCCTGTCGCCTCATTGAGAACATACACTCCTGATTCCCATTGCGCTATAAGTTCCTGGCTCCGTTCTAGGGCCTTCAATTCCTCGGGTTCTAACTGACCATATCCTATCCTTAGTTCGTTGTAAGCCTTTTGTGCCTCTAATACTTCTTTCGTTAGTTTCCCCTCAGACTTTGCCAGTTCTTCATTGACCTTTTCAGATGCCTCAACCACCGCATTCCAATCCGTATGATGCTTAATTAAGGCATAAATACCGTAACCAAGCATTGCAATAGCCCCAATCAAAAGCACTATAGGATTTAATAATAAGGTTTTCAAAACAGTCCCAAGAACCTGAACTGCCAGTTGCAACTTTGGTAAAATTAACAGGAGACCCCCTAATCCTATTAGTAATCCCCCAGCCCCGACTATTATCTTGGTTAAGCCTTCATTCTCCTTAGCCCATTTTCCAAAGATTGTTACGAGTTCCGTCACCTTATCTATTAAAGGTTGGATGACCGGCATTAAACTATCAGCGATGGCAAACATTGCACCTTGCAAACTAGCCTTCACCCTGGTCATGGCATCCGTAAAGTTTTCAGCACTTTTGGCAGCTTCGGCATCAAATACTATGCCTAAATCGTGGGCCTCCTGACGCATACTTGCTAGGCCTTCTGTTCCATCTGCCAGCATAGGCAATAGTTGTGTGCCTGCTCTACCAAAAAGGTCAGTGGCTAAAGCAGCCCTTGCGGACTCATCTTCTACGCCTGCCAGTGCCTCCATCACAGCCATAAATTGGTCTTCAGGTTTTAAGCCCTTTAGATTTTCATAGCTTAATCCGAGTTGGTCAAAAGACCTTACATAAGTTTCCAATCCATAACCAGCGTCTAAAATAGCACCAGCCAATGTACGAGATGCCTTTTCAAGCCCTGCCAAAGACGCACCAGATAAATCAGCAGCATGCTTTAGCTCTGAAAGTGCTTCAGTAGAAAAGCCAGTACGCTTGGCCATTTTAGCAACTTCATCGCCTGCTTTAGCAAAAGCTACAACACTGGCTGTAGCCATACCTACAATAGCAGTACCTACGGCTACCATGCCGATACCAATGGCCTTTTGGTGCTTCTTGATTGAATCGCCAATACCTGCCATATCCCTGTCAAAATTGCCTTTGTCTATACCTAATTTTAGGAGGGCATCTCCGATACTAATCAATTTTTGCCTCGCTCTTGTGAATATTGAGGTTGCAATATTCACCCGTTTGTGTTATACTCTTGATAAGAGGTGCAAAATGCCAAAACGAATGGAAATAAGCAGAGAATCTATTGAGAATCTTTATCATGTCCAAAATCTTAAACTTTATGAAGTTGCCCAAAAACTGGGAGTTTGCAAGGATACTATCCGAAGAAATATGCGATTGTATGGCATTCCACCAAAGTCTCCAGAAGTTTATCGCAAGGGTCAGGACACTAGGATTCTCGCTATGCTGCCCCAAGCCAAAGAACTTTATTATGAGAAAGAATTGGCATTTTGGGAAGTCTGCCAACAATTGGGTATATCCTTTTATACCCTGAAGAGACTTTTTGATGATAACGGTCTTCCTTTGAGAAACTCTAGTGAGGTAATTAAACTGGCTTATCGAAAATATCCACACATGAGATTTAAGACTGGTGATATGCACCCTCGCTTTAATGGCTATAAGACTTATGAAACAAGGACAGGATATGTCCGTGTACGCAATCCTAGCCATCCAAGAAGTGGTGTGAACGGTTATGTTTTTGAGCATATTCTTGCATGGGAGCAAGCACACAGTATTCCTTTGCCAGAAGGATGGACAGTCCATCATCTTAACGGCATCAAAAGCGACAACCGTCCTGAAAACCTCGCTGGTATGTCCTCTCATGCTCATAGATATATTCTGGCTGAAAAAGCCAAGCGCATTAAGTTATTAGAAAATAAAGTTAAGGAACTAGAGCAATCACTATTAGAAGCCACTAAAATGAATCTCCCTTAATTGCCATGTTTTACCTCTATCAATCCACGTGATTGTGCAGCTAACATCTCAGCACTTACCGTCTTATCGGGAGTCTTAATAGGCTTCTTTCTTTCCGTCAGCTTCTCAACCATAAGGTTGAATAACTCGTCAGTCCAATGGGTTACGATATAATCTGGAGGCAGGTGCCACTCTGACATTAAAAACTCAAAAGCCCCACCTACCGAGAGCGTTTCTTCTTCTCCGGAGGGTAGAGATGTTTTATCACCTCGGGAACGTTCTGGGCTAAAGGGAACGCAAAGGCAATGACCTCCTTAAACGCCTGAGACATTTCAGCGTCAGTAGCCACAACCTCGATTTCATCCCTATCTAGTTCCTTGGCGTATTCAAAGAATAAATCAATCACTTTGTCGGGCATTGTCACGAGTAAAGATGTTAGTGCCTGCCCAAATGCGTCTGGAGTGTCTGAAGTTGTTCCTGCTATTTGAGCGACCGGCACTACTAAATCAACAACTTTCTTGCGCCACTCCCTAGAGTCCCGAATAACGAGGGGGGCAATCTTATATTCCTTGCCCCCCAAGATTACTTTAATTCCAGCCTGGGTAAGTATATCCTCTTCGGTTCTTCCCATTAAATTCTCCTTTTTGTTTTTACTAGGCAGCATTGTCAACTATTGTAACAGCCGGATGACCGGTAGTTTTTAGAGCCTGGAATGTTACCGGTACAACAGTTTTTGTACCTTTCATGTAAGGCATACCCACTGCACCTGTAGCAGTACAAGATGGGATCAAGATTGAGCGCGTGAAGCCTGCTGGGTTCAACCCATTAAGTCTAAGGGTAATTTTCTTGTTAGTTCCTGCCCCCAACTTCAAGATGCTACCTGACAATAAACTTCCAGCCATTGCCTTGTCCATATTATAAAGCGAGCTTTCAGCCATATTACAGGTAATTTCCGTAGTCTCCTTGGTTATTACTCGGTCGATTGGGAACGTTTCCTCTTCAACTTCAATATCGGCTTCATCTGCGGTATAGGTCATTGTTACGCCATCTTCGGTATAGCCAACTTCGGTATATGGAGCACCTAGTTCAATACCAGCAGTGGTTGTATCGCCAGGTTCTAGAGTATGGGTAATGCTATCAACCTCAATGTCATCTATGTAGACATATCGAGCATGATTGCTCTCCCATAGTTCTATTCTGATTCGGGCTAGTGTCCAAGTGATAACAGGGGAAGCTGTATTTTGGAGTGGGCACATTTTCCCTGCCCCTCCAGTAGTAGCAATTTTAGCCCCAATGCCACTGATGGACTGTGGTGCGTAGTCGGCAAATGAGCCATCTAATTCAGTCCAGCCACCATAGAAGCACAAGTCACTAGCGGCAGTAATTGTTTGCTGAACCCAGACGGCAGTACCAGCCGCTGCAACATCTTTCTGGATTGTTATGTCCACCCAAGAAGTGGATAGTGGGTCTTCAAATCGAAGTTCCATCTGAGACCAATAAGTCGCGCCAGCGGCGATTAATTGTCGGAAGTGCCACCAGCCCCAATCGGCGGCAGCTGTTTCAAGGTCTGCTGTTATGAGCTTTGATTCCATACCACCACTCGCTGCAATCTGGACATAGGTACTCCCGTCATTCCCCGTGCCGTCCTTTGAAAGTTTTACTGAATGAGTCCCGGTATGATGTTGTTCCGTTGACCACTCCGCCCGATTACCGGCAGGCGCATCTACCGCTAATGTCGCTACCCCTGTTAATACATTTGATATCGTTTGAGCCATTAAAATTCACCTCCTGCTAAGAATTTGGCTACCTTGATTGCGTGCGCTCTTTCACGAGATGCAATCTGTTCAGGACTGAGTTTAACCTTTTTAACCTCAGCCTTTTTCTCGACTTTTTCCTCTTTGTCTGTCATAATCTTTGCCTCCTTATAATGTATTAGAGTGTCCCCAAAACGCCCAGATTTCCATTGTAGTGCGTCTGCTTATGGCCCATAAGGTTATTCTGCCTTTATCATAAACCTGAAAAATGCTAATGTATGGAAGTAGTTTGGGATTTCTACGTCAACTAAATCTTGTCCTTGCACCTCTTCAATAGCACTCCAAATAATCTCAGTCGGTGGACCTACCGTGACGACCTTTCCTTGTATGCCTTGCAAGTTATCATACAAAGCACGATAAATTTGACGTGCTACTATTGAAGTACTGGCCCAGCAATCAAACTGAACACTTGGCTCGGGCATCCCTGGTATATAAGGCGTTGAAGTCCCACCCCGGGTAAAGAAGGAAACAGCCCCTTCACCCACAGGCCAAGTCGTATTTTCAGGTAATCTAGGACAATATATTCTAGGAGTAGCTCCACCGATAAGAGCAGTCAGTGTCCCACAAGTTACCAAGTAAGCTCTTATGATTGCGTTAGTATCTGCTATTGCCATTATCCTAAATACCTCTTTATAAAATCAGGTAGCTTCTTATAGTTAAGGTCAAGTGCTGGCTTGAAATATGGACGAGATGCCATCCTAACAGTTCCAGTTTCTAAAAATCCTCCATAGCCACTTGTAGAAAAGATAGCACCCTCCAAATCACCTTTAGCAACTTCACCACCAGGTCCCACTTCAAACATAATCGACCTCATGTTGTTACCAGTTAATTTAGGGCTTCCCTTGATAGCATCGTTAGCAATATCAGTCACCACGTCTCTCAATCCATCTTGGGATGCCTTCTTAATCTTGTCCTCTACCTCTTTACTCTTGAGGTTTACTATAAAATCTGTCGTTATCTTCATCTAACTGTCCTTAGATAGCACTCTTTGTGATGACCATCTACTCCATTCTGTATATCGTTCACCAATAGAATTTCGTATGTTACCAATATCCACGCTCCCGGGGCATCCAAAACCCATACATGAACTCTATTCTGTTCAGTAACAAGTATAGGTGCTCCAGCAGGGGTTTCCTCATCAACAAAGAGCTTATAATCGGCAACGACAACTTCAGCACCGACAAGTATCTCCTTCCCTGCCCCAGTCATCAATCTACACGGGAAGTCTTCCAGACCAGCAACATCCTGCCAGTCCTCCACTATATTTCCATAGGCGTCAGGGACTATCCCTACATCCGCTTCTATTCCGCAATAATGTATTAGTAAATTAGGAAAACTCATTCCACATCCTCTAACCGACCGATTGGGAATACTCGGTCTCCAGCTAATATCACTGTATATCTGCCTTCAGCCCATTCCTTTTCTATACGGGGGATATTTTTCTTGTAATGACCAGCCCTAAATTCAATCGCCCATCCATGTAAAACTATCCTAAAGAATCCTGGTAAGCAGTGAAGGTTCGTTTTTAGTTTCCCCTCTTTGCAAACCTTGAGATAAAAATTTCCTTTGTCAATTATCATTGTTTCTCCTCCTTTTTACTCTCCCATCTCTACGCCATCAGGCACAGTCGTCAAGTCCATTTCAGACCATGTTAAATAAGGAGTTAAGGCTTCCTTTTCCTCTATTAAGGCTTCCTTTTCCTCCAGTTCCTTCTTCAGCTTGTTCATATTCTGGATTATCTTCTGTGTATAGGCATAATCTCCTATCTTCTCGC